TTAATGCGTAAGTAGTTGCGAGTTCTCCCCATGCGCTACCACTCCACTTCTTCCATCTATTTGCACTGCTATCCCACTTAACTGCACCTGTTGGCTGATTACTAATCGTTCCACTAGAAAACTGAACAGCGAGATCATCATCCCTAGCTTTTACTTCTGCTAAGAAATTTGTATATGTACTTGTGAGTTGAGGATTGCTCCAGTTAGCCATTAGTTACCTCTTGCCGTCCAACTGAAATCCCCACTAACTCTAGTGCCAGAAGTGTTGTATAACAATACTTTAAACGATGTAGGGTTAGGAGCATCAGTGAAATCATAGATTGCAACCAAAGCACCAGTTGAAACTGTTCCTTTAGGAGTCACTGTAATTGAAATTACATCAACAAAATAAGTTCCTCCTCCTGTTGTAGTACTGAAATTAACAGTTGTACCTCCACTATCACTTGCACTTGCAGTACCACTGCCTGAGTCCGTTTTTTGTTTTGTTTCTAATCTCATATTAAAAGCACTTATTTTTAATAAGTCATCATTTCCTGCACTGGAAAAATCATAACGGAACTTGACATATCTAAAGCTTGTTCCAAACGCACTATGAGTATTACTTGAATCTGTTGTAGCTGAGCCTGCATAGTCTGTATAACTTGTATCATCTGTACTGATGGAAATCGTAGGTGTAATAGAAGTTGATCCTTCTTCATGCGTTCCTGTCAAAGTTTGAACTATTTTTGTACCTGCCAAAGTTGTTCCATAATCAAGAATTTCTTGATAAAAGCCAGAAGTAGCAGAGGGGAGTCCATAAAGAGCAGTTGCTCCATAAGAATTCCAATTTGGGAATTGAGGAGATCCTGCTGACCCTGTACCAATAAAATGGTCTTGATATGTTCTTGTTGTATCTACATTGACGAATAAATTACCTGCATCAATAAATGCATTTGAACTGGTTACTGTTGTAGGAACAGAAGCTTGACTAGCAAAAGTACTATCAACATTTTTTCTTAAAACATAATCTGGGGGCTGATTTACTGTTGCACTAACCTGTTCAGGAGTTCCTACATTATTTGCAGAGTCGATTGCAGCGATCCAATAAGTAAATGTCCCAGATACAGTCTCAAATACAGTCGTAAATAATCCCTGCTTTGTTCCTATAGTTGAACCACTTGCATAACTAGATCCTTTTTTAATGTTGTAATAAAGAATCGGAAGAATTGATTCTGCCTCTGTCCAATTCAATAAAACATTATTATCAATAACTTCTTGAACAAAAGAACCTACTTTTGCAGGAGGAGTAACAGTTGCCTCTTGTGAAAGTTCAGTACCATAGTTTCCATTTATATCTTTTGCTACAACCCAAAATTTTTGAGTCCCATTCCAATCAACTTGTGTTGTTGTAGATAAACCTTTAATCGTTGCAATAACAGAAGCACTAGCAAAAGTAGCACCTTTTCTAACCTCATACTCATCAATATTTAAACTTCCCCTCGTTGCAGATCCCCAAGTAAGTTCTAATTCACTTTTTAGAAGAGCATTACCTCCTATTCCTTTAAAACCTGCTGTAAAATTAGGAACAACACTTGGTAATGTGAAATTAATATCAACATATTCTTCTGCGCCTGAAAGTCCTTGACCATTCAACGCACGAATCCAGAATCTCTTATTTATATTCCAATTAACAACATAAGAAAATGTTGTTCCTTTTACTTGTTGATTACCTGTAGCTGAAGAAAAAGAAGTAACAGTAGTGGCACTATGAGCTAATTCATAAGCAACAGTCGGTGTACTTCCATCCTTATCTGTCCATGTCAATTCAGCAGAAGTTCCACTGTTGTAATTAACAGCTAATCCATAATTCTGTGCGCCTACATTCGCAAGAGTAAGAACAGTTCCTGTGCTTGTATTCCCTGCTATATCAACAGATCTAAGATAAAATGTTCCAGTACCAGTCCAATCAACTTCTCTCTTGTAAACCGTTGTATCTAACTTCTCAAGAACAGTTGCGAATGTAGAACTCTTTGAAACTTCATAATGAGAAATTGCATATCTTCCTGTTGTTGAAACTTGGTTCCAAGAAATAACAACATTATTTCCTTCAAAAATTATAGAAGCTGTTGGCGCAACAGGAGCCGATATTGAAATAGAGATAGACGAAGCAGTTGTACTATATTTTTCTTGACTGTCATAAGCTTTGATCCAATAACCTTGAGAACCAGTAGCTATAAAACCAAGGTTATAACTATTAGCTGTAACTCTTGCTATTAAGTTTTCACCAGCAACAGGAGTCGTTGGATTGTAGTAATCATTATTTGCTAAACCAAAATTAGCATTAGTCGTTCTTATTTCATATCCAACAACATCTAAATCATCAAAATGTGGATAGACAGAAATCAACTTATCCCATTGCAATACAAACCCTAAAGTTGGATCTAATAAATAAGCAAAATTAGTAATATTACTAGGATTACGAGTTTTACCTGAAGCAGAAAAACTTCCTGTTAATGCACTGGTAGAAGCAACTCCTGTAGCATTAAGACTAAAAATTTTGAACTCAAATGTTCCAGCAGTTATATCGTTAATATCATCACTTGTTCCTATCTTCATATAAGTATTCCAATTGCCTCCATCTTTTCTCCATCTCACCTCATACTTACTGACTCCTAAAACTGATTGCCATGAGAAAACTATTTTTGCTTTGACTTGATCTGCTTGTTTATAAAGTTGCTGAATAACAGTTAAAGGAGCTGGTGGTGCAGAAGGAATTTCGTTTAAATTACTGAAATCTCTTTGAGTAAGAGAAAAACCTGATTCAACATTTCCATATTTAGAAGAGTTGTAAGCAAGTGCTGAAACCTTATATTCCAAATCATCGACTTCTTCAACAGCTACTACTCTCCACTGAGTTGTTTGCAAGTTCTGAGCAGATGTTCCACCTGTTGTTTCTAAAACCCAAACACTATTAACATTCGGTGCGCTGCTAAAGACAGTATCTGGAACAATGACATTCCCTGCAATGCTACTAACAGGTCTTGATTCGACAGTGCCATCTGAAAGCAATACATGAATTGTTCTTGTATATCCCAAGTCAGCCGTTAAGCCTTGAGGTAAATCAGTGTCAACACCAGCCTCACCATCAACTGTTATTTGGCTAGTTGTCGCTGCTGCAATCCGACCACCTCTTCTTAAACCAGCTTTTAAAGGATCTGCTACATCAATAATTTGCCCAGGACGTACTAAAACTCCAGCTTCTAAACTACAAGTAAAGCTAACAACCTCAGTTTCTTGCGCCTCGCTGTAAATAAGCCAGCGACCCACACGCCGAGCTTGACCACGACTTGTGCAAGCAAAAGCCTCAATGTTCTTAGTAATAACTCCGTATTTTGCTATCCCATTAAACAAACTTGCATCATCTTCTACCTCTTCGTAAGCAAACGCCCGAAGAGTTTGATCAAAATATTTAACGACAACTGCTGTTGCTCTTGACCTTTGACTACTACCCGAATAATTAAATCCCTCAGATGTAATGTTCGCCAGAGTAAATAAATAGCTACTTGAACCTGGCTTGTCTTGTGTCAATGCAAGGCTGCCCACAGACCAATAAGGCATCGCCATAAAAATGGCAGACATTGAATTGATTAAATCAAAAGCTTCTGCACGACCTTGGATATAAACATTGCAAGAGAAACGTGGTTCAAAGCCACCAAAACCATCAGCTATTCCATGCTTACCATTTGCCCCGTAATCATTATTTGGATTAGTAGGTCTAGTGTTATTAGCAGAACAATATTGAGAAGCAGCATAAAAATCGAACTTACTTAATCGTTCTGCATTGCCATTGAAACTAGCTTTCTCTGAAGCTGTAAGTATGTGATCACCTAGCCCGTATCTTTGAGATGTTAATAAATCCCATAAGCACCAAGCAGGATCGCTGCACCAAGTAGCAGCTTGGAACGTACCATTCCAAGTTCCCGAATAAATTAACGCTCCAGTAGCACTGTCAACAGTTGCATTGCTAGGGATTCTTATCTTCGTGCCACGAATCAAATAAGCTCGTTGAGGGACAGAAGAAAACTGTTCTGCATCTATACGAAGCCCAGCTAACGCAGAGTTTGGATAAGTATTATCTGTATAAGTAATCCTGACGTAAGAATCCCACCATGTCTGATTACTTAATCTGGTGCCGTCAGCAGTACCTTCTGATCCAGCATTAGCCGTTAAACGAATAACTCTTATCTTGACATCTGTACTAAAAGTGGCAGGCAATGTAATTTCATAATCCCTCTTGTATAAATCACCTGTTCGACCTTTAATTTTATCTGTAATCTTGTCAGTAAAGCCACCACCATCAACTGACATCTGAATCTTTATGCGAACCGAAGTTCCTTTAATATCACCGTCGTCTTCTATCTCTTGAAGTTGAGGAATTTTTAAAATTACTCGAATAACATCTACTGAATCTGAAGTCGCAACTGTTTCTGTCTCTCCTACATTTGGATCATTTGCTATACAAGTCCAAACAACACCACCGTCTGAAGTAGTTCCTCCAACACTTGTATTCCAAGAAGGTTCAGAAGTTCCTGAAGTACCTGCTGTAGTAGCTTGGAAATAACGAAGAGTTTCACTAACTGTTCTAGTAATATAACTATTAAGAGGGAAAGCCTTTTCTGCAACCCAACCACCTGTTCCTTTCGTTACTTGTCTATTAACAGAAACCGTTGTAGCAGCATTATCAAAACCATTTATTTTTGTTTGATCAGATGCACCTTCTCTAAACGCATAAGAAACATTGTCAAAGTTATAACTATTATCACTATTCTGAATAGGAGTGTTATTTAGATAAACAGATTTCAATCCATCTTTTAAACCTTCTATTTCACCTTCAGAAATAAGATCTAATACGTTTGCATAACTTTTACTATCAAGAGAATCCTTATCAGTAGTTGGGGTGCGACCACCACCGCCACCACCTTTTCCACCGCCACCACCGCCAGAACCAATAATCTTTGTCATGTTGCTTGCTCCGAAACGTCGATTTCAGCAGAGATAACAACAGATCCTGTCAGAATCTCTCCATAACAAACAGGAACTGCTGTTCCTGCTCTACTTGTTTGCTGAATCCCACTAAAGCTAAACGAATTTTGCGGATCTTCTTCTGATTTTGGAGTTTTCGGTACAGGAGTTAAAAGTCCAGCTACTCCAGATAAGACCAACATGATTCCTACATTCCCTGCTAATGCGTAACCAGAAAAAATTGCTTGTCCAGCAGCATTAGTAGCCCCAAATCCAATTCCACCACTAGCTCCAAAGACAGCATTACTCCCTGGTAAATAAACAGCAGCAGCGATTAGAGCAACCCCTAAGATAATCCTTCCTGTATTTCCTGCTCCAGCAACAACAGGAGTAATACTTATATCTTCCGAACCAATAGGATAACCAATCTCATCTAAAGCTAAAGCAGAACTTCCTACATCTACCTTGTAATACTGTTTAGCCATGTGCTGATCTAAAGCAGGCCAATTAGCAACTAAAAACTTAACAGCTTCAGCAGCATTATGAACATCTGCTTCTAAAACTCTATGACCAACAAACTTTGCAAGTTTTCCATATAACTTGATTTTTCTAAGCATGACGCAAAGTTATCCTCCTACCAATACACTTTAATAGCCATTCGTCCAATTGGTCACGACTCGATAATCTTCCTTGTAAATGATGCAAAATATCATTCCCCTCTAAGAACACAGCAATATGATTTAACCCCTTACCTCGAATACTCATCAATAAACAATCCCCTTGCTGTAACTCTTCTTCTGGAGCAAGTTCTCTAAAACCTGTTTCTTTCCAACAATCATCAAACATTGGATTTAATCTGAAATCTTCTGGATTAATAGGTCTTTCCCAGTCTCTTAATTCTGTACCTTTTTCTAAATGAAAATCTCTTACTAACGTCCAACAATCAGCGACCCCCCACACCCAAGTTCTACCTTCAAGTGGTGCTTTATATCCAGATGGTTCAAAGTAATGCCACTGTTCTGTTTTTGGATTAACAATATACCAAGGTAATTCACTTGCCTCGCATGAAGTCATATCTGCTTGGCTAGGAGTTGGTGGGGTCTTCGGATGCGAATGAACTATCGCTAATATTTCTCCAGCGTCTTCTGCTGCTGCATAATCTTTTGGATCAAGAATGAATTGATCGTATCGACTTTCAGCAATATTCTTACAAGCCCAATAATATTCTTTCCCCTTTAGTACAACTAATAAACCACAAGCTTCATTTGGATCAGCTTCTTTTGCTGCCAAGAGCGCATCATTTTTCCATGTCATGTTCTAAATGTTCCTATACCTGGGAAATCAACAGGTAAACATTGTCTCTTAGGAAGACGAACACCAGCTAAATCAAGCGCACTACATAATTCAAATTCAACAACTTCTTTGTTCTCATTTACTTTTCGATCAACAAAATAAACCTCATCAGGAAATCTTTGAGTGGAATCTGGATCTTGATAAGGGTTCCCGAGTTCTTCCCTTTGAAACGTATCATCATTTTCCATCGTGAAAACATCTGCACCATCTTCTTCTTCAATAAATGAATCAGTACCAAAACTTTCAGCATCAAGGAAGCGTTCAAGAGTTCTGATCCTTGTAAGTTTTGCCCCTGCTAAATCATTACCTGTCGTTTTAACATTTACCTCATTTAAAATTGCAGTGATCGTACTAAATAAATTGCTAACAACCATTGTTGGTCTTGGTAATGATCCTTTCCCCTTATATTCAAAACCTTCTGCTTTAATCGGTAGCTGTTGATAAACCTGACCGCCAAACTTTATATCGTTGTAATTATCCATTGTCGTATTACTAGAAGCACCATTATGAAAATAATAAGTAGGATGAACAGCTTTAAAAGTAACAGTTCCACTTGTTACTGTCCCTCCAACTGAAGCAGGCCATGAAGGTTCAGAATCACCAGTTGTACCAGGGATTGTCACTCTAAAGACAAGGCCACTTGCATGAGTTGTAGTACTTCTAACTTCTTTTCCAAATCTAATATCTGAATTAGAAGCCCAAGGATTCCAACCAGCCGTCCTTGCATTGCCATGCAAAGTTGTATCTAATTCCAACTCAAACAACTCAATAATTGCAGTTGGATTTGAGCTTTGTAATTGACTAACTGGTACTGGCATTAGCTCGCCTCAAATACCTGTTTGAATTGCATTGAAATATTGTTGTTGTTAAAAGATGTCATCTCTACATCCCACCTTTCACAAACATATTTCTTGTGATTAGTTGTTGTGGGATCAATCCAATCAAAACTTTCTTTACCATTT